TTACTGGGCAGGTCTGAGAGGCTTGGGCAACCTGCTTGCCGCAAGCTGACTCAATTTCAAATCCGCTGGCGCTGTCTGGAATACACCATGGACCGGGGGTAAATTTGGTTTTGTTCATTCTGTTTCTCCGAGTGCTTTATTCATGGCGGACCTAGCTAGTTCAAGGGCATCCACCAAGCCTTGCTTGTGTAGGGTTTCTCCCGCCATAACCAAGGCGCACCTCCTGACTGCATGCAACAAATCAGGGGCAGCGGCAATTAGTCGAGCATTGGCCAGCATGGCGTCATCGGGGTAGCAGTCATCCCGATCCCCGAAAACGCTGGCAACCAGCTTGTATGTCTTGTCATTGGCCATGACGACCGAAGTGCCGTTGTGGCTTGTTTTCCATGGACCCAGTTTGGTTTTTGATGTGCTCATTTTTTCCCTTAGTGCACGCTGAAAATGGTGTGTGGATTGCGCTTTATCGTCATGCCGTCGCGCAGGAGGATTCCGATCTTTTCGAGATACCGCATGATGTGTCCGATATCGTCAGGGTCGCGCCAGTCCACCCCAATCAGCTTGAGGTTCCAGCCGATCTGGAGCGCTTCTATGTTGCCGAAATGCGTCCACACTTCCGGAAGCAACCCCTTGAGCTTGGCCTCGTTCAGAAACATCCATGCCGGGTCCAGGAGGGTTTTGGAGAAGTCGCTTTCTTGGCTCATGGTCCGATACTCAAGTCGGTGAGGGTCTGAGCAATGAAGAGCGCTTCTTCTCGGGACAAGTCCCGTTCAATGGTTTTCCAGTCCTTGCCTTCGATGCCTTGCGGATATCCCCCTCCGGCACGTTTGCCTTGAATAACCGACCACAATTGATAGCCGGGATGTGGATAGCCTTGTTGCTGAATGATGTCGTAGTGCTTTTGAGTCATAGTGACTGATCTCCCGAGTAGATATTGGGCTCCTGCCCGATGTTTTTCCTTGGTGATAATAATAGCAAAGCTATTCAAATAAACAAGCACAAAATGTCATTGCGGCAAATCGTGACGGGACACTAGCCGCATGACACTCCTACTCGATATTTCCTCCCTACAGGATGCTCCCGCCAATGCCGGGCTTGAGCTGTTGCACAAGGCCATGGCTGAGGGAGACGGTTTCCCGCCACATGAAAATCCCTACCTGACGCAGTTGGTGGAGCTATTCCACCAGCGGGGCGTGACGCAACTGGATGCGATGTGGAACGAGTTGCTGGATATCCTGCATGGCAAGCATGCCTTCGATCCCAATGCGCTCCACGGGCGTCTGACGCCGGCTGAGCTGTCGTTGCTGGAGCAGCTCTTGCGCATGGGTGACCCCAATCAGTACACGATCAATGACTGGATGGCACTGGTCGATTATTGGATGGAGCGCTACTTGCCGCATGAGTTTGCCGTGACCCAAGCCTACTGGATGACGGCACGGTCGGTATTCATGGGGCGGATGCAGGCGGCAATGGCCAAGCCTCCGGCGCAAACGGTGATTGAGCAGGCTCTGACGATAGCCGAAAAGCAGCCAGTCACCCCGACGATTGCCAAGATTATTGAGTTCGGTCAGGTGCATTGCGCCGAGAACATCGTCTCCATGGCGGATAGTGCCAAGCACAAGATCAAGAAAACCATCATCAGTCACTTGGAGGAAAAGGCCATGGCCGGCCAAACCTTCACGACCGGGCTGGAGGGTTTGCAGACCAAGCTATTCGATGAGTTCGGCGTGATGAACAAGGATTGGCGTCGGATTGCCGTGACCGAGGCAGGCGAAATGGCTAATCAGGCGTATGTGGCTGGCCAACCCCCGGGATCAAAGCTCAAGCGCGTCGAGATGTACAAGGATGCCTGCGCCTTTTGCGCCAAGATCAACGGGCTGGTTGTGACGGTCGTCGACCCGGCTCAGAAGTTCAAAGACCCCTGGAAACACGTGTGGGCCGGCAAGACCAATATCGGACGGTCGTCCAGCCCCATGAAGAAACTCGGCGACAAGCTGGTCCCGCGTTCGCCGGAAGAACTCTGGTGGTCTGCCGCAGGCGTCCAACACCCGAATTGCCGTGGCTCATGGATTCCGGCAAACGTCGATGCCAAGCCCGGCGATGATCAAGCGTTCCACGACTTCCTCAATCAACTCTGGGACAAAGCAGGAGAGCCTGAGCGTGTCTAAGCAACAAATGCTGGTATTTGCCCCTCACGAACCCACTCAGGCACAGCGGGAGTCCGGCAACTATGCCAAGAAGCGGGTTCGCTGGCAGGGCATGGAAATCGCCATTGAGAATCCTGCCGGCACGGTTCGGCGAGGCGTCAGCCGTGATGGGTGCTCATGGGAAAGCCGCATGGCGTTTGACTACGGTTACCTGAATCGGACTGAGGGGGTAGACGGGGACCATGTGGACTGTTTCGTTGGACCCAACCCGGATGCCCCATTCGTCTATGTGGTTCATGCCCGGAAGTACGGGGCATGGGACCAGTACGACGAGGACAAATGTATGCTGAATTTTGACTCCGAGGAGGATGCCCGGGCGGCATTTCTGGCGTCTTATGACGACCCGCGTTTTCTGGGACCAATCACGGTGCTGACCGTGGATGACTTCAAGGCCAAGGCTAAAGCTACTCTTGAAAAACCGACCATGATCAAGTCACTATTGCTGTTCAAATCATTCAGAGGTCATGCGGGTAGACCGGGACAAGTTGGCGGTTCTGCCCCAAGAATGATGTCGGTTCGTGACGAAGTTGGGTCGTCTGGCTCTTCTGCCAACAACCCGGTATCGGTCAAAAATGACGCCACAATGAGTCGTGAGGATGCTAAGCGACGTGTCCTTAAAGAGCATGACGGTGGGAGATTACCGGTCATGATGGACGGAGTTAGCTATTACTTGAGCGCAAAAGCGCTCAACAAGATGACCGCAGAGCACGGAGAGGGTGGGGTAAGTAAGCCCTACCAGCGCGAGCGCATTCTGGCGATTCAATCTCTGGATGAATTAGCCGCGAACGCTAAAGTTGCCTATCGCGAAGACAGGAAAGAAGATCCAGATGTTGACCTGATTGCCGAGGGAAGGGCGCTGTTTTCCGTTGCGGGTACGGATTACGTCGTTCGGTTGCTTGGAAAGATATGGCGGCAAGGCGCAAACAGAAACGACAAGCTCCATAGCATAGCCATCGAGGATGTCATTGTTGAAAAGCCCGGGGCAGACCAGTTATCCCTCGGCACCGGAAGCAACTTACAAAAGAACTTGGGGATAGACAGGCTAGGGATATCTGGGAATCACCTGTCCGCCTCAGTTGCCTTTGAAAGAAGAATACAGCGGATCAGGAATGAGTCAAGCAAGTTATTCAAGGCGACCGGCGAGTCACCAGCCGATTTGATCAAAGAGCATCAGCGTCTGGTCGATGTGCTCCGGTCACCCTCGCATGAAGACGATCTTGAGGAGGCGGACAAGCAGGAGGATGAGCTTGAGGAATACGAGGGTAAGTTAGAGAAATCTGTCCGCGTACTCCTCTATGCCAATGACGGCCTTTTGCAAAAAGGCGGAAAAGGGTCTGGTAATTTTGGGCATGCGGGACGAGGCGGGAAACGCGGAGGAAGTGCGCCAACTGACCATGTCCCCTACATTGAGGAGACGCTAAAAAGGCACGCCATGCCTTGGCGACACCTTGATTTTAGCGAGGAAGCGTGGCGGCAGGAGTTCCCTGATGGTGTCGTTGAGACGCCGATTGGTAAGGTAAAACTTGGTGACAACCAACACAGTCGACTTCAGGACAAGGGGAGGAGCCACTATTTCGGCTTAATTCGCCCAACGCTTGAGTTCCCTGCGTTCATAATCTCTGAACACAGGCCGTCCGACAAAGGCTCTGAACGGGACTCAAATTTGGTTTATATCCGAGCATTCATAAAACCGGATGGTGAGCACATCGGTTTTTGCTCGGTCACCATTGGTCGAGATGGATTGGAAATCTCTGTAAGCTCTGGTCCTAAGCGGGTAAGCCAGCTTGCCAGAAAAATCAAGGAAGGAGCCATCCTCGGGTTAGGCTCTACCGTATCAGACGAAACCGCAAGTTCTGGGAGTGAGGATGGCTTTTCAAAGGCGGTTTCTTGCCTCCATTTTACTCAAGACTGGATAGATTTCAAGCCAGACATTCTGGCCAAGGCCATTACCCGCAGCCGAGCTGACTCAGCGCTGAACTACCGTCTGCAAATGATTGCCGCTGAGCTGGGACCGTTGTCCGCTCAGGCAGTTTATGACGCCAGCGCCCGGTCCAGGCTCAATGCGCTGGTACAAGAGCGGTACACCCTGATGGTGGCGCTGGGAGATGTCAGCATTTAGCTGTTGACTTCATAAATAGCATTGCTAGTATATTGGCGTGGTTCATAATTTAATGGAGACACGCCATGACCCAGGCACAAATGTACTACGCGGCAGAGCGCCGTTCAGCAGACCTTAATCAGCAGTTCCTCTGGCTGGTCAGCGATGGCATGACCAGGAATGAATTGGCTCGTTGCATCGCCCGTCGACCCTCTTTGTGGGGGCGCTTTTCTGGCTGGCTGGTGGTGCTGCCATGATCATTGCCTATACCGTTAACGGCCACATGGGGAGCCGGTCATGAGCGAACTGGTTGACGTATTTGATGAAACATTCTTTGCGCCGGTTGCGACCGGCATGGTGGAGGATTTAGTCGCCGGCTACCAGAATTTGCGAGTCAAGATCGAACAAGTATCGGCGTTGTTCCAGGGTGATGTCAGTGGCGTGGTGTACCACTTCATTGAGGGTAATCGGGTAATGGGTAACTCGCGTTACTCAAGCCTATCCGCTGAAAAAATCTTTGAACAAGATGGCGCGATTCGATCACTGGACGCAACGTATTGGAACAAGGCTATGGGCTTGACCAACGTCTGGGAGTGCATGCCGCAAAAACGGCGAGACGAGTGGTCCGAATCTATCCGGGAAATGACCTGCCCAGCCTTTGAGGAGGAGACGGTGCGGGCAACCCTGCAAAGCCTGATTCATAGTCGATCTAAATTCTTTGCTGAGCGGGTTGACGGTATCTTTCGGGCCTTGTCGCACGAGCATGTCACCAATAGCCCCATGGGCTTTGGCAAGCGCATGATTCTGAACTATGCCATCACCAGTTATGGTTGTGTGAATCACAGTGTCGCCGGGTACATCGATGATCTGCGTGCCGTCATCGCCAAGTTCATGGGGCGGGATGATCCCCATTGGGGCTTATCCATGAATCTGATTCAAAGCCTGCGAGACAACCTCGGAGAGTGGCACACGGTTGATGGCGGTGCCCTGCGGATTCGGCTCTACAAGAAGGGCACGGCACATCTGGAAGTGCATCCTGATATGGCCTGGCGCTTGAATGCCATTCTGGCCAATCTTCATCCGCAGGCAATCCCTGCCGAGTTTCGTACCCGCCCAAAATCCAGGGCGAAAGATTTTGTACTGATGGAGCGTCCACTGCCATTTGCAGTGGTGGGCGCTCTGCAGCAAGCTCATTGTGTTGCCAGTCAAAACCAAAACAGCGTTTGGCTGCGCACGGACGCAAAGCCCATTGCGCAGGAGGCCGGCTTGGTGCTGGAGGCTATCGGTGGTGTTTGGATCGGCAAGAACGAATACCAGTTTGATTACGATCCACGCTCGGTCCTGGCCGAGATTATCCGCTCCGGCTGCATCCCAGACAGTCGCAGTCACCAGTTCTACCCGACTCCGCACGACTTGGCTCAAGAGGTGGTCGATCTTGCCGGAATCGAGCCGCATCATGTCTGCCTTGAGCCCAGCGCGGGTAATGGCGGCTTGGCTGACTTTATGCCCAAAGCACAGACCACCTGCGTAGAAATCAACGAACTCCGCTGCAAGGTGCTGAAGGCCAAGGGCTATCGCTGGTTGATGGGTGACTTTCTGACTATGGGTATGATGGAAACCTATGACCGCATCATCATGAACCCACCATTTTCTGGCGGGCGGGCGAAGGCGCATGTGATCGAGGCGGCACGGTTGCTTAAGCACGGTGGTCGGCTGGTGGCTATCCTGCCGCCTTCAGCCAAGGACATTGAGCTGCCCGGGTTTACTAGCCTGTCATGGTCAGAGCCGAGGAGCTTCCCGGGCACGTCCATTTCGGTGGTGATTCTGGTGGCCGAATAACCTCGCCCGCAATCAAATACAGCCCGGTACCGTCCGGGCTTTTTTGTGCCCACTGAAAAAATCGTGACGCCAAGCTGGCGTCATGAATGATGAACTGTTACTTGCCAACGTCCCCGAGCACATTACGCTTGGGTCTGCTTTTCTCAAGGCCACACCGGTCGAGGAGGGCGGTGAGCGCATCCTGTTCATGGAAGCCTCCAACGAGGACACCGATCACCAGAATGAGGTGGTGCTGCAAAAGGCATTGGAGGAGAGCGCCGAGTATTTCCTCCGTCACGGCAACATCGACCTGTCCCACTACACCCTGCTGGGACCAAAGGCCGGCATTCCGAATCATCTTGAATATGAAATCGGTAAGCCGATAGACGTTAGCGTCCAAGGCAGTCGCACATTCGTCAAAGCCCAGCTCTACCGGGGTGATTCCGCCATGGCGCGAAACGCCAACATGGTCTGGGACTCCCTCACCAAGCAAGCCCCGCCGGCACGCTGGTACCCCTCTGTGGGTGGCTCTGTACTGGCGAAGTCAGTGCAGATTGATCCCGTTAGCAAAGAGCGTGTGGCGGTGGTCGAGAAAGTCCGCTGGTCAAATATAGCACTCGACAGGATGCCGGTTAATAAGACCGTTCCCGAGATTTCCACGCTGCCCGTGGGCACCTTTGCCAAGTCGCTGGGCGGCTTTGTCCTTTCCAAAACACTGACCGCTGGTTACGGCACCGACTCCGCACTTTTGGACGGTGGTGGGGCCATGCGCGTCCAGAGCCTGCATGGATCACCGATTCAGTACATGGACTTTAGGGAGTCCATCGCTAACGCACTGAAAAGTCGTGACAGCAAGCTAAACAATAACGAGCACCCGCTCAAAGACCGACTTATCGAATGGGCCATGTCCACCGGTATAGAAGGAAATCAGGCGGTGTCATGGGTGCATCGGTTTATGTACGACGCGGCCAAAGCATTGAAACATCGGAGTAAATCATGAGCGTCTATGACGAACTGCTGACCGAGCTAGAGGATTTGGCCAAAGCCATGCCCGAGGCGGATGAAAAACTGGAATCCAAGTCCGAAGAGGACGAGGAAAACGAACATGCCGAGCCGGATGCCGACGATATGGGTGGCCCGTCTGATCATGACGAGGACAACGAAGACGAAGAGATGATGGAAAAGTCATCTTGCGACAAGTCCATGGCCAAATCCATGAGCGTCACGCTGGAAGACGGTACCTCAGCCGAGGTAATCGACGGCATGGAGCTGATCAAGTCCATGCAGGCCCAGCTCGACGCCACTGTCGAAGGGTCGGGCAAGGTGCTGAAAAGCGTTTTTGCACAACTCAAAGAACAAGCAGAGCTAGTTAAATCACTCAAGAGCGAAATTGGCACACTGAAATCCGAAGGGCGTGGACGAAAGACCGCTGTCGTGTCGATGTCCGGCGCACCCGCAGAGCCCATGGCCAAGTCCATGAGCACCCCTTCCGACGTCTTGGCGAAGTGCATCGAAGCCCAATCCGCCGGACGACTGACCGCACTCGATGTGTCGGTCGCTGAAGGCTACGTCAATCGCGGCATGCCGATTCCTGACCGGATCGCTTCCGCTCTGAGCTAACCCCCCACTGAAATCATAGAGGACAACCACGATGATTAACCCTAACGCACTCCCGCAGATTTCTGGTGGGCAGTCGATCACTGGCGAAATGGCGATGAACGATGTCGCCGAGCTGCGCAAAAGCCTTGAGGCTGGCTACGGTACTGACGTAGCGGCTTTAACTGGCGGTGGCGCTCTGCGTATCCAGTCGCTGGAAAAAACCCTGATGTCGACCATTCAGGAAAACAAGCACTTCGCCCTTTTTAACGCTTTGCAAAAGAGCAATGCGACTGCGACTGTTGACGAATGGACTGAACAGTCCGGCGTCGGTGGTTTCTTGGGCGGTTCGACCAACACCGAAACCGGCAGCATTGCCGCTGCAACCGGTGCTTACGCTCGCAGAACCGGTCAGGTTAAGTACCTGATGACCCGTCGCGAAGTCAGCTTCGTTGCTACCCTGCAGAACGCTATCGTTGAAGCCGAGGCGGCTGAACAGCAGAACGGTGCGCTCCAGCTCCTGACCGATGCCGAGTTCTTGGCATTTGAAGGTGACTCCAGCGTGGTTCCGACCGAGTTCGACGGTATCAACGCTCTGATCAACTCGCTGGGTTCCTCTGACCACGTGCTGGATGCGCAAGCCTCCACGCTGGCCAGCATCAATCTGGTGAATACCGCTGCCAAGACCATCACCGGTTACGGCAACTTCGGTACCCCGACTCACCTGTTCATGTCGCAAGCCACTCAGGCCGACTTTGACAACGGTCTGGACCCGGCTTTCCGCGTCCCGCTGACCGATGTTCCGAATGGTGGTCTGTTGCTGGGTAGCCCTGTGGTCGGTATTCGCACCTCTTGGGGCAATATCGCGACCGTTCCGGATGTCTTCATCCGCGATGAAGCTCAGCAGGTTCCTTTCGAGCTGGACTTTGCGGCTCTGGCAGCGGCTAACAACTTCGCTCCGGCGAGTGTTGCGGTGGTTGCCTCCGCTGATGACGCGGCCAGCCAGTTCACCTCTGCGCGTGCGGGCAACTACTACTACTACGTCACCGGCATCAATGCCGCTGGTCAGTCAGTCGGTGTGAAGTCCAGCCAGATCGCGGTGAATGCCGGCAAGAAAGCCGTTATCACCATCACAGCGTCTGTCACCGGACAGGAAACCGGTTATGCCATCTACCGTTCACGTCAGAACGGCACCAATGGCACCAGCGACTTCCGTCTGATGACCCGGGTAGCCAAGGCTGGCGCGACCACGGTCTACACCGACCTGAACCGCGACATTCCCGGTACCAGCAGAGCCTACATCCTCAACATGAGCCCGGGTGCCAACGCCATCAACTGGCGTCAGTTCCTGCCCATGCTGAAGTTCCCGCTCTACCCGACCGTCAGCGCCACTGTTCCTTGGGCACAGTTGCTGTTCGGTTATTTGAGGATCGCTAAGAGAAAGCACCACGTTATTGTGAAGAACATCCTACCGAACAGCTCGGTTTGGAGACCCTTCTCAGCTTAAAGACTACCTGACCGTTAGAGAGCCTGTGAGGGCGGCGTGATGCAACTCCGTCGCCCTCGCTTTTTTGGGGTAATCCATGTTCAAGATTAGATGTTTTTTGCCGAATGCCAGTGAGGAAATCAATGGCGTTGCGTTTGTTCCCTGTGCCGATGGGGGCGTTGAGTCCGTTGAGGCGATACCCGAGGAGCAGGCGATGCAGTTTGAGGGGATCAAGGGGTATGCCCTGATTCCGGCTGAAGTTACCAAACCGGCCCGTAAGGCCAAATCGAAAGAGGAATAAATCATGACACGCAACGTAGTCGACGAACTCAATCGGGCGATGCCCGCCAATGCCCGGGTCAAGCTGGGTCAAGTCATGGCGGACATCATTCAGTCCCTCAACGGGATCAACGAGGCCCCTGAAGCCCTGGTTACCTATATCGATGACCTGGCCGGCATGATCGATGAACTGGCAACTCGCTTTGACACGCTGTCAACGGCTGTCAACGGTATTGCCACGGCTGCCAATACGCTGGCGACCCGGCTGGATACCACCAATACCGCCGTCAAGGGACTGGGCACCAAGCTCGACCTCGACGAGGGTGTGACCGACACCAACTATGCCGCGACCGTGACCGGTTCACTGGTGACCACCATTCAGGCTGATCTGAATATGGACGTGGTCAGTGTCGTCACCGACACGCAGGCCGACCTGAACGCGGATGAGGTGGATGCTGCTGGTGATGTCAGCATTGAAGCGGTTACCCCGATCAAAACCCTGTCCGAGCGTGCGGCTGAGATTGGTGGCTGATCATGAGCGAAGCACTCATTCTTAACCTGATTTCCGCTTTAGTCAGTGCGCTGCTGCCTGGAGATACCTGGGATCGTTTGCGGGCTGCTGTATCGAGGTGGGATGACAAGTTCGATGCCACCGGCAAGAAACTGGGCGGCACGGCAAAGAAGGCCGGCGTTCTTGATGAACTTGAGCTGATCGGTATTCGTGGCGCTCAGTGGCTGGTGGGGGCGCTGATTGATCTGGCGGTGATGAAACTCCGGATTGATCAAGGCCGACCGCTGGATATTGAGGTTAAAGACGCTTAACCGTCACTTGACTCATGCTTTGGAGAAGCCGGCCTTGTGCCGGTTTTTCTTTCTGTCGTGACACCAGACTGTCATCCATGGGTAACCAAGGTGAACAGCAATGCTAGAGAAAATCAAAGCGCAGTACGGTTTGTCGACGGATAGGGCTGGCGACCTCAAGGCCGGGGTTTATGCCAGCAGTCTGGCTTTCGTCATCATGGACAAGATTGCCGACCGCATTATCGGCATGAGTGATGGCTGGCTCCAGACCACCATGCTGGTGCTGATGCTGGGTGCGCTGGTGGTCATTTCCTGGCTGCAGGTAGGTAACGTCAATCCAGATGCCGCAGAAAAGGTTAAGGACAAGCTGAGCGAGCTGGAGAACCGTATTGACGGCTTGTCGGGTTCCGAGTTGCTGGAGCAGGGGAGGGAGCCATGAGCGCCCACCTTGAGAGAGTACGCGAGGAACTGACCGAGCTATGTGACCGACTGGAAAAGCTGGCCGGATTTTTTGACACCCCTGACTTCCGTGGGCTTAACCACGAGTACCGGTCAACCCTGAGCGCTCAGTTTCTGGCGATGAGCCAGTATGCCGCTTGCCTGCGTCTGCGCTTAGCGCTGGAGGTGGCCGGTGCCTGAGATCACGCCATTACTGGACAGCCTTTTCAGGAATCGGGACTACACCACTCGCGAGGGCACCATCAAGGCCATTTGCGATGAGTGCGACCGGCAAGGTCTGTCACTCGACACCCAGAAAGCCTATGTGCTGGCGACCGTTCAGCATGAGACGAACAACACCTTTAAGCCGGTATTCGAGGCTTACTTCCTCAAAAATCCCCTGAAATACCTGAGAAAGCTCCGGTATGCCCCTTTCTGGGGAAGGGGTTTCGTCCAGTTGACCTGGGAAGCCAATTACCGGAAATACTCCGAGCTGTTGGGTATCAATCTGGTGAAGAACCCGGATCGCGCTTCCGAGCCGGCGATTGCCTGTTTCATTTTGGTACATGGATTCCGAACCGGGGCTTTTACCGGCAAGCGGATCAAAGATTACATCCGGGAAGACAAGTACGACCCTGTGGGTGCGCGTCGTTGCATCAACGGGACCGACAAGGCTCAAAAAATAGCCGACATGTGCAGTAGTTGGGTGCGTTACCTGCGCGGGACGGACAAGATATGAGCCATCGAGACAAAACCCCAAGTGACCTGTTGGTCGAAGGCATCCAAATCGTGGTGGGCATGGTGGTCGTATTCACCCTGATCTTGTGGTGGGTGATGTCATGAGAGATGTCGCCTTTTGGTGTTTCCTTCTGGTGATGATTCTGACGTTTCCCGGGTGTGCGACAACGGTCGAGCATGAGGTGACAGCCCCGCAACTGGATGGTGTCGGTGATGCCATCAAGAAAATCGTGATCAAGGATTGCGCTCCACCCAAGCTGGCAATGCCGGCACTTCCAGATCAAGCCCGCATCATCATCAAAGGTACCCATTTGGAAGCCGACGACAACGGCATTCTGTTGCTCAGGAGCTATGTCAAAGCCCGGGAGCTGTTGAAGTGAACTGGCTGCTGGCTCTCCTGATTCTCCTCCCGGCAACGACCTCTGAGGCGGCTTATCGGTCCACCAAGGCCCGCGTTGATTATGCCAAGGCCAACACCTGTCCGAGCACACAGAAAAAACGCCTGCCGTGTCCGGGTTATGTCATCGATCACAAGATTCCGTTATGTGCCGGTGGCAAGGATGCCCCGTTCAACATGGTCTGGCAGGAAAAGCGCGAATCTCTGGTCAAGGATCGTGAGGAGCTGCGCTGGTGTCGGGAGATTCGAGCCAAGCGCATGCCGGCCTATACAGGCGATGCCTGTGAAATTATCAAAAAGCGCACCATGCCATTGCTGTGGAACGCTTCCTGTGAAACCGGGATGACACGCTGATGTTGCGACCTGAGCAAGAGTTTTTGCTGTTGATCCTGCTGTTCCTGGCCGGGATCGCGGCTTGCTCAAATCCCGTGGTGGTGTGATGGAACTGGACGCGGGAGCCATCATCATGGGGTTGGTGGTGTATGCCGGGGTGATCGGCTTTGCCTTGACCTTCATGCGCGGGTCGGGAGACGACGATTGAACGAGTGGTTTTCTTTGCGGCTTGGTTGGCTTTGAGCGGATGCACATGGGTAGTCAGGCAATGCGAAGTTCGTCCGGTTCTGGACAAGCCCATCACAGTCAACGACATGGGCGAGTTGACCGATGTGTTGGAGCGATTCCAGATGACCGCTCGATGCCGCTTTTGAGCGCACCCGCGTCACCGTGGAATCTGAACGAAATAGTGAGGAGGCCGATGATGGCAGCAGCACTGGGTATTGCGGCTTTTTTTGTGGCGACATGGGTGGCTCCAGCCCCTATTGAGGTTGATTACACGCCCCTCAAACAAACAGCTAAGGATGCCGAGCAAATGGCTGACATTCAAAGGACGCTGGATGACATTCATCGAAAAATCAAAAACCTGAATGGGGAGTGCAGGTAATCGGTCGTGACTCTACCGTTAAAGCAAATTCTGTTTGGGAGCACTGCCGTGGTCGACTGGTTGAAGTTTTTGGCTACTGCCGTGCTTGCGGCAGCCGTGGGCTACGGCAATTTCTACAGTCGCATGGAAAAGAGCGAGCTGCGACTCACCATGGTTGAAGATTCGGTCAAGGAGCACATGGGCGACCATCGTCGCGAGGTTGATCAGATTGCCAAGCAGCTTGCTGACATACAGAAAGACCTCAACCAGCTTATTGGTCGGCAGAGCCGGTAGTAACGGCTTTGAGGCTGTCGTGATGCAACCATTCCACTATGAGCGATTTCTCCCTTGTTGCTGACTGTGCAGAACCGGTTACGGACATCCGTCAGGATGACTATATCGCCGAAGTCAATGTAATCGAGCGTCAGGGTCCACCGGGACCGTCAGGGGATATCTCGATTGGTAGCAAACCCATCGTCATCAGTGGGCTGGCTGTAAATGACTTGCTCCGCTATTCCGGCCAAGCCTGGACCAACGCTCCGCAAGTCGATGTGACTGATGGCGGCAATTTTTAACTTGAGGTAACTCCGATGCCCAACGTAATCCGCATTAAACGCCGAGCTGCCGGTGGCGCAGCCGGTGCCCCGTCCAGCCTGCAGAATGCCGAGCTGGCTTACAACGAACAGGACGATACCCTTTATTACGGCAAGGGCACGGGTGGCGCAGGCGGCTCCGCGACTTCCGTCATTGCCATCGGTGGCCCAGGTTCCTTCCAGCCTATCGATACTGACCTGACTGCAGTTGCCAACCTCAGCACCACGGGACTGATTGCTCGTACCAGCACGGGCAACATGGCGACTCGTTCTTTGGTTGCGCCGGCAGCGGGTATCTCGGTCACCAATGGAGATGGCGTTTCCGGCAACCTGACACTGGCACTGGCGAATGACCTAGCGGCTCTTGAGGGGCTGGCGTCTACCGGTCTGGCAGTTCGCTCTGGCTCAGACACATGGGTTCAGCGGTCCATCGCGGGTACTTCCGGTCGGATCGCGATGACCAATGGCGACGGTGTGGCGGGCAACCCGACGATTGATTTGGCGGTACTAACCATTGGCGGTCAGGGTGTCGGCACCTTCACCAAGATGACGGTTGATACCTATGGCCGGGTCACCAGTACCGCTGCAGCCAACCTCAACGACATTGCGGTGCCGAGCAGCGCCTTCTCGTTCAACGGCCAGAACCTGACCAACCTGGCTGATCCGGTCAACCCGCAGGATGCGGCGACCAAGGCGTATGTGGACGCGGCTCGAACCGGCCTTGATCCGAAGGGGTCAGTCCGGGCGGCTACCACAGCCGGCATCTCGCTGACCGGCACCCAGACTATCGACGGGGTGTCCCTGGTATCGGGCGACCGAGTTTTGGTCAAGGACCAGACGGATGCCAAGACCAACGGCATTTACGTGGTGGCCAGCGGGGCTTGGTCACGTGCAACCGATGCAGACTCCAATGCGGAAGTCACGGCGGGTCTGTTCACCTTCGTTACCGAAGGCACGACCAATGCAGATTCTGGGTGGGTACTGTCGTCCAATGATGCCATCTCACTGGGCACCACAGAGCTGGCCTTTGTGCAGTTCTCCGGTGCTGGCCAGATCACGGCTGGCAACGGTCTGACCAAGAGCGGCAACATCATCAATGCGGTGGGCACGGCTAACCGCATTAGTGTCTCGGCAGACGCGATTGATATCGCAGCAACCTATGCCGGCCAGAGCAGCATCATCACCCTGGGCACCATCTCAACGGGTATCTGGCAGGGCACGATTGTTGATCCCACCTATGGTGGCACGGGCGTCAACAACGGCAGCAAGACCATCACGCTGGGCGGCAACCTCAGCACGGCGGCGGCGCTGTCCTTTACGGGTGCCCATTCAGCGGCTATTGCCTTCTCTGCGGCGACCTCCGTCACCATGCCGACCAGCGGCGTCATCCTGAGCGATGCCTCGACCATCGATGGCGGCACCTTTTAACGAGTAGCCGCATTTTCAACCCCGCCTAGATAGGCGTTATCGGGGAGCCATATGGCAAATATCTTGAAGGTTAAACGGTCGTCGGTGCCCGGGAGGGTGCCGTCGACTTCTGACTTGCAGTTGGGCGAGCTGGCCATCAACACCAACGACGGCAAGCTCTACACAAAGAAAAGCGTCGGCGGCGTCGATTCCATTGTTGATCTGAGTAGCGCTGGCGGAGCTTCCGGAAATTATGCGGTGGTCAATGGGGCGGCCCCGGGGGTCAAGCTGGTGGCCGGGCCGGGGATTACCTTTGAGTACAACGCGACGACCAATGAGCTCACTGTCAGCGTGAAAGGGCTGAAGTGGTCGGACACCACTCCGTAATCAAGGATGACGCATGGCAGACGAAGCAGATATTGCCAATGATTTGATGGAGCATGCGCTCCAGCTCAGTCTCTCGCGGTTTTCAACGAGAGAAACCAAGAAGCCGGACTCCGATGAGTGCGAGGATTGTGGTGATCTGATTGATGCCGCCCGCCGGCTGGCCTTGCCCTATGCCCGGCGCTGCATTGCCTGTCAGTCAGCACTGGAAAAAACCGACCGGCTGTACCGGTAGCCATGTCGTGATTCCAGAATCGCGGCATAACACGATGAGGATTGACCGATGGCGCTGACCCCGGGACAGGCAACCAATTACACGATGACCTTGCGGGTGGGCGGAACCCCACTCAACATTCCGTTGACTGCGACGGTTACGGCACAGCTCAGTGGACCCAACTCTGGTCCGGCATTCACTCCTACACTGCCCGTTCTATCGACCACACTGGGATCAAATTGGCCATCCGGTGTCGTCGTGATTCCATTTACGGCAGCGCAAACCAGTACCATTACAGGGTCACAGGTGCTGCTTACGGTCACGGTTACCACGCCAGCCGACTCTCGCACATGGAGTGTCTTGCTGGATGTCGCTGGCGGCACTCGTTCCGCCCTGTTCGATAAGAGCGAGGCGATTCGCATGATGCGCAGCGATCTTTTGATCGGCACGGTGGCTGGCTATATCGACCCGGATCAGCTCTCTGATAGCTATCTCTGGTCCAAGCTGCAAGCGGCTGAGGCGGATGCGGCACGGCAACTCCGGGTGCTCTTGCAGCCCACTTATGTCCTGCCGTTCCCGGTGCCGGCAACCGACTTGTCAGTCGTGCCTCCGGGTATGCCGTGGGTTGAAGAGCCCGGCTATGACTATGAGCCTGACCTGTTCCAAGGCGAGGGCTGGGGCTACCTGATCACCCGTCACAAGCCGATCATTTCCGTCGATTACATCCAGTTTGCCTACCCACAACCGATGAACTCGGTCTGGAACCTGCCGCTGGAATGGCTCCGTCTGGACAAGAAGTACGGTCATCTCAGGATTGTGCCGGCAGGGACCAGCTACAGCGCTCCGTTCTCCGCATGGATGATGCAGGTACTGGGCGGTGGTCGGAACATCCCGCAGATGATTCGCGTGCGCTACAAGGCCGGGTTGGAAAATGCGGCGGTGCAATATCCCGACCTTTTGGATGTCGTTAAGAAAATGTCGGTGCTGAGGATTCTGGATGATGCGTTGCCGGCGGGGTCTGAATCGATTTCCGCCGATGGACTGAGCCAGTCCAAGTCGCTGGACTTGTCGGGCTACAGGGATGCCATTCAGCACAAGATGGATGCGCTCAATGAGGCCATCCATGGCGTCAAGCTGATGGTGATCTGATGCAACTGGAACCGGTCAAGTTCAACGCACTGCTCAACAACCTCGGGCAGAAGTTCAGTATGCGGCGGGCGGCGGCATGTCCATGTGTTGATCCTGGGACCAGCGCACCCAAGCCAAACTGCAGGCAATGCAAAGGCATTGGCTGGCTCTGGGGCACTGCCGTGGTGGGCCTGTCCGGGATTGCCTCCCAGAAGATCCAACGAGAATGGGCCATGTTTGGTCTTTGGCAGTCCGGTGACATGGTGCTGACGATCCAGTCAGACTCTCCGTTGTATGCCGGAGGTCCGTATGACCGGTTCCTGATGCTGAACTCGACCGAGCCTTTTTCTTTTGTCCGAAAGCGCGGCATTGATGACATTCAGCCGCAGCCCTATGTCAGCATCGAACGGGTGTTCTGGCTGACAGGAGCCAACCAGGCGATCACCGAGGGCACCCCACCCATCATCAACGCCAATGGCACTCTGACCTGGACAGGAACGGCACCCCCCGCCCAGATGCAGTACAGCATCACCGGTCGTAAAAGGCCGGAATACTATCTATTCCACGATCTGATGCAGGACCGCTCGCATCATCAGGGGGCGGCATTGCCGCGTCGGGTCGTGTTGCGGAAGTTTGATCTGTTGGGGCGCAGCGCCTGATGGCCGGCAACACCTTCAAGGTCGACATGGGCGAGCTGGCAGCGGCATCCAAGGCGCTCGACAAGACGGTCTTCCCACACCTGAGTCAGACCGTGGCGTTTCTGGTGGACAAGGCGTATCTGGATTGGATGCAGTCGGTCAAGCAGGCCAGCGGCGTCTGGGTGGGTGACAAGGAGCGGTACTCGAAGTCACTTCGCGCCACGACGAATGGTCCGTATGCCGGTGAGGTCGTCACCGACCTCAAACTGGCTGAGGAGATTGAAACGGGGCGTCCCGAGCAAGACCTCAAGAAAATGCTCGATTCCTCCACCAAGGTGCGAATCAGCGAGAAAGGTCATCGCTATCTGATCATCCCCATGCGTCACAACCTGCCGGGGTATTCCGCCTTGGGCAAGGCCATGCCGGCAGCGGTGGCGATGCAGGCCAAAAAGCTCTCACAGTCGTTTGTGACCGGGCAAGGGCTCAGGCCCACTGGGCAGGGCTACAAGGGGGGTACATTCCTGTCGGACCCCAAGACCAAGAGCGCCTATCTGGTCACCAGCAACAGCTACAAGTGGGGTGATCGGCTACCAAATAACCCCGCACCGGGCCAAGGCTTTGCCAAGCTCAAGCCGGAACATACCGCTTCGATTTATGCCGGCATGGTGCGCATGGGAGCCAACTCCGGCAAGGCCAAGTCCAGCACCTATATGACCTTCCGCGTCATGTCGGAAGCCCCCAGCCAGAAGAACAAGTGGATCATCGGTCCTCGTCCCGGCCAGTTCATTGCCAAGCAGATTCAGGACAAGATCAACCAGATGTCCGAACAAGCCTTCCAATCCGCCATGGCGGCGGACCTCATGGGTATCTGATCCTGCACGTCTGATGTCGTGACATCAAGCTGATCAACATGATCAGCCTTGCCCAACCCTTACCGTCCGGCGGTGCCGTCCGCATCAACTTCACGCCTCCCGAGGCGTCGTGGGTGGTGCTGCGTCGTCTCGACGATGATTTTGTCGGCTACCCGGACCCTGACGCTTTTGTCGTCGACTCCGGTACGGGCGACATGCTGACCTTTGATGGCTTGCGCGAGGTCATTGACTATCAGGGTTTACTGAATGGCACCCAGTACTTCTACCAGCTCTATATCGACACGGGCACCGACTGGGAGCCCTACAGCGATGTCGTAACCGCGACTCCCGAGTACGAAGTCCAGAGCAACTTTCAAATTCCCGAGCCGGTTGAGCTAGTGCGCGAACGCCTTGAGCTGGGCATTGCCTCCGAGGTAGCGCTGGGCAACCTGAATCACCCGCAAGGCTACGTCCCGGTTCTCCGCTCACCCCCGATTCTGGATAACACCACCTTCCCTTGCATCACGGTCCTTTTGGAGTCCCGGGCGGCGGAAGTGCGGGGCGTCGGTGAGCTGGTGCTGCCCAGTGCGTATGACGAAGCCAACGATGTCTGGGAGGAGTACCAAGGCTGGCTGGATCGTTCGACCATCCAGATTACCGCATGGAGCCTGAACGCTCAGGAACGAGCCGATCTGCGCCGGGTGATTCAGAGTCTTCTCATCCAGAATTTGCCGGTCTTTTCCGAGGCGGGCTTAACCCTGATCGACGTGTCCACAGCGGATAACTTCGATCCGCAATCCTACGGTGTGCCCGTTTTTCAGGCGGTGTTCCAGTTCTCCTGTCAGCACCCGGCCATCGTCATCGATCACATCCCAACCATTCATCACGTAGAGAGCAATACCAATGGCGAAAGACCCAACCCCCACCAATGAGACTGAAGTACCTGCTGGCGATATCGCGCTGGACAACTGGTGCGAAAGCAAGTCCCGCGCAGTCGGGCGTCGTGTAGAGGCGCTTTCTGCGTTTTACAAGCTCTGCCAGAAACAGGGAATCGGTCGGGCGACCCCCGAAAAATTCGAGGCTGACTTTCAGGCTTTCCTGAATAGCCCGGCTTAACACTCTGACTTAGGAGAATAGACATGTCAGTATTTTTTAACGGGCGACTTCTGGTTACCCCGACTGTCGAGTCCGCGATCTACGATCAAGGGCTGGCGACGGCATTCCCGGGCCGGGCCAATAACGTCCTGTGCATCTTGGGTACTTCCGAGGGCGGTATTCCCAAGGAAGCCATGTACTTTGACTCTCCCGTCACGGCTCGTCGAACCCTGATCAGCGGTGATCTGATACGGGCAGTGGAGATGGCCTTTAACCCGTCTTCCGAAGCCGGTTCTCCGGGTCGTGTGGCTGTCATCCGTGTCGAGGATGCGGTTCAGGCCGGACTCACCCTCAAGGACGCCGCCGATAATGACGTCATTGAGCTGAAGTCCGCCAACTATGGCGCATTCACCAACGGCATCAAGGTGACTGTCGAGTCAGGCTCGCTGGCTGGCAAACGTGTCACTGTGCAGCACGATAGCTGGTACTACACCAAGGACAACCTGTCTCGCACCCCGCTGACTATCCGTTATTCCGGTGCTGAAGCGACCGCTACGGCACAGGTAACTAGCACTGCCGTTGTACTGGTGGCAGGCGCTAACCCAGCGGTCACGCTGAGCTTCATCAACTACCGCTCAGTCCGTGAGTTGTGTGATGCCATCAATGCTCAGCCGGGCTTCTCCTCGGTGGCTCAGATTCCGTCTGCACCCGTTCGCGGCACGCTGGACGGTCTGGCGGCGACCTCCTGCAAGTCGACCGATCTGGCCATCAAGGCGGATCTTCAGGTCATCGTGGACTGGTTCAACTCAGCCGCTCGCGATCTAGTGTCGGCAACCCGCGTCACGGGTGCTTTGGCGGCTCCCAAGAACATGACGGGCACGTATTTGGTGGGCGGTGCCAATGGCCCAGCCCCGACCAATAACGACTGGCAGGAAGCCTTTGACGCCTTGCAGGGTCAGGATGTGCAGTGGGTCGTCCCGCTGAGCGCTTCTGAGTCTATTTGGGCCATGGCCGATGCTCACGTGCAGTTCATGTCAGGCCCAGGCAAATCCGAGCGTCGCGCCTTTGTCGGTGGCGATGTGGTGATGGGTTCCCTGTCGGGTGCTATCTCCGAGGTCAAGGATCAGGCGATTGCGCTGAACTCTGACCGCACGGCGCTGGTGTTCCCGCCTCCCATGGTCTATGACGCCGATGATGCGCTGGTGGCGATTCCTGCTTACTTCTTGGCGGCACAGATTGCCGGTGGGTTTGCCGCAATGAACTTCGGCAACACCATGACCAACAAGGTGCTGAAGGTGGCTGGTCTGGACCCGATTGTCACCAACCCCTACGACACCGACTCCCTGATCAATGGCGGCGTCCTGGCGGCTCGCAAAACCCGTCGTGGTTACGTGGTCAGCAAGGCGATATCCACGTGGATGTCCAACGGTAACTACAACCGAGTGGAAATCTCTACGGGTGTGGCGCTCGACTATGTGGCCCGTACCGTGCGCGAGGCTCTGGAACAGTTTGTGGGACGCAAAGCCTCCCCGATCACGCTGCATGAAGCCATCACCACCACTGATTCCGTTCTGCGCGAGCTATCGCGTCCCGAGCCGGTGGGTGTGGGCGTCATCGTCGGTGATGAAAACAGCCCGGCCTATCGCGGCATTACGGCTGAGATTCAAGGCGACATTCTCCGCGTGTGGTTTGAGTGCAGTCCGGTCATCCCGATCAACTTCGTACTGGTCGGCATTTACGCCAAAGCCTATAGCGGTCAAGCCTCGGCTGTGACCACCAACGGCTAATGGATTCCTGCGCCCACAGAAACTAGCAAAGCTAAGAGGATAGCCAAATGGCAAATGAACATAGAATAGTCAACTCGGGCAACCGAATCGAAGTGCAGTTCGACGGCAAGGTCGTCGGGCTGCTCCAGAACCTGCGGATGTCGGACGACTACGGGCATGAGCCCGCGTCCGGTATCGGTGATATCCATGTGCAGGAGTACGTGCCGTCCATGGCTCGTCATTCCCTAAGCGCCAGCACCATGGTCTTGTTCACCAAGAACCTCAGGGACAGCAACATCTCCATGGAGAATGGAGATGCAGTTCTGAAGGGCATGGTGTTCGATATCGTCGTCTTTGGGCGTGACCCGAAGAATGCCGGAGTCATGCGCAAGTACACCAACTGTTCTTTTACCTCGGGTGACATCGAAATCAGCAAGCACGCCATTGTGGTGGCTAATGCTCAGTTCGTGGCGCTTGACGTGACCGGGCAGAAAATCTGATGCGGTCTGATACCTACATGGTAGAGGTGGCGGAAGTCGGGTCTTTCGAGGTCCGACGTCCGATCATGCGCACGGCGGTGCGGATCGAGGTGGAGTATGCACGGTTGACCGAGGGCGTTGAGTCGCTGCCGATTGACCTGCAATTCATCTGTCGGATCATGGCCTATCTCAAGGTCATGGTGGTGTCGGGTCCGGAAGGGTGGGAGGTCGATAACGTCGACCCTTACTCTGAAGGCGAAACCGCTAAGCTCCGCGAGGTATTCGAGGCCATCACGGCTGAGGAGGCCCGATTTCGCTCAGGAGGAAAAGAAAAGCCTGAAGCGGAGAGCAAGGCAGCTCAGTGAGACGATTGAATGGTGGTATCGGGATCGATACCACCTTACCGTCACCGATGAACGGTTTCTGAACTCCTCCTTTGACGACATGATGGTCGACTATTACGCGGACTACTATTCGCGTCTCAAAGCGTCAGGAAAGACGGAGATGTTCGAGGATGACGACTTCGATCTGAACTCCATCCTGTCCAATCTGGAAGCGAACGAGCCTGACCCGGAACCGATGCCCGATGAATGGGAGTCAGTCGAGGATTGGGATATCAACAAGTTCCCGGATGGACTGCCCGCCGAGTAACCACAGAGCCCCGCCAGTCGGGGCTTTGTTTTGCCTATCGTGACGCGACACTGACGACATGCAACCGAAGGTGACACCATGGCAGTGAAAGTTGGAGTTCAGGCGGACGTCAGTCAGGCGATTGCCCAGATGCGTCAGTTCACCCGGGTACTGACCGAGGCAGGTCAGGCCGGCAAGAAACTGAACGACATCAACGTCGGCTCCAAGAATCTGGGTGGGTTCGTCAACCAGTTCGACCGGATGCGCGACAACCTGAACCTGATGCGCCATCAGCAGGAGATGTCGAAAGTCTTCTCGCGGGCGACCCAGCTTGGCTGGGACCGCAACCAGCCATGGAAGTGGGCCGACAAAATCCCGACTTTCTGGGAGAACAAGGCCAAGGGCGCTGACCTCCATTCCAAGTTCATGTCGCAGGCGGCGTATGGCCCCGGGGCACAGGTCGGGTCCGTGCTGAGTGGCGGCAATATGGCCAGTCAAATGGCCGGCGGTGCATCCGGTGGCGGTATGGGCGGCATGCCGGGTGGGTCCATGATTGGGCGGGCGGGCCGATGGGCCATGAATACCGCAACCAGCACCGTGGGGACCGCTGCAGGCTTGGCTGGCGTGGGTTCGATTGTCGGGGCGATTGTCGCGGGATTCCGCGAGCATCTCTCGGTCATGAACTCGACCGAAAGCGTCTACAAGCGCGGTGCCACGGGTGAGTCGTTTGGCGAGGTCGAGGACGGAGTTCGCAAGCTGGCTGATGCCTTGAAAATATCGGCATCCGAAGCGGGCAGGCTCACGGAGGAATACGTCAAAGCATCCGGAAGAACCGGCTCCCCGTTTGAGCTGGCGACCAACGCCGGCTTGTTTGGGCGTGGTTTTGGCATGGACCCCGGGCATGCAACCCAGCTCTTTGGCCGAGCCTCACTGGTTGGCTACGGACAAGACAAGTCGTCCCAGCGTGACTTCGCGGCATTGCTGGCGACCACCATCAGCTCCAGCGGTATGTATGCCCGCAGTGAGCAGGTTATGGAGGACTTGGTAAGCCATATTGGTGAAATCGCTGACCGTGAGGGGCGGACAGCCAGCGAGGGCGAAGTCGGACGATATGCAGGCACGCTGGCCGCGCTGTACGGGACCGACGCCATGCGGGGTGGGGCTGCGCACACCTTCATGTCTGGCCTGCAAGGATTGGGGGCCGGCGGTGACATGAACCGCGAAATGTTTGCGTGGCAAGCCTACGGCAAGATGGCCGGCTTTGATCCGATCAAGATGGAGAAGATCAAGGACGCGGGCATTTTTGCCTCGGGCGACGACATCTTCCAGAACGGTGACAAGACCACGAAGCTTGAACGGGCCATGGCTGAGCTTGAGAAGCAATCCAAGTGGTTGCCGGGCACAGCGACGGAAGACGAAAAAATCGCTTACATGATGAAGATCCAGACCGGCATGGGGATGAATCTGAGCGAGGCAGGCATCCGCTCCATGCGCAACATACGCGGCATGGATGGTGGGCTGGCTGGATTCAAGGATTGGGTCAGCTCAGACGCCAATGTCAGCATGGAGAACGTCAATCCGGAGGCGATTGGCAATCTGGCCAAGCTCTATGAGGCGCGGGACAAACGTGGCTCTGACTTCCGGGATATGGCCCGGAACTACGTCGAGAGCTACGACAAGGCGTCAGATGACGACAAAGCCAGCGGCAGAACCAAGCTCAGCAAAGAGCAACGTGACCGGCTGAATGAGCTGCTGGCCTCTGGCAACGAGGAAATGCTCCGACTGGAGCTGCCATCCATCGTGGCAAAGACCGGTGCGGATATGAATCCGGCGGAAAGGGCAAGGGACGCCACGACCAAGCTGACCAACACGCTGGAACAGACCGTGGGTCCGCAAATGCAGAAGTTGGTCGAGACGTTTAGCAAGGTCGGGACCGAGATGGCACCGGCTCTGGAAACGGCGCTGGGTAGCCTGAACACGGCGATCAATGAACTGATACCGGCAGTCAACGGACTCTGGAACTGGCTGAAATCGGTGTTTGGAGGAGAGACGTCTGGAGGCGCTTCTGGGCCTGTCAGCCCGGACAGTTGGCAAATGATGCCGGGTGAAACCCACGAACAATGGGTGGAGCGGCAGCGCGGCCTCGGTCGTCATCGATTCCATTTAGGCATTCCCGGGGTGGGTGATGCCGGTGCGTCCATGGGGGCCGGAAATTACCCGGGTGAGGGCTTGCAGGGACCGGCTTACACAACGGGCGGCGGATTTGGCGGTGAGGAGGGTGGTGGTAACCGAGAAGACTCCATCCGCTACATCATGTCGCGTGCACGATCTGCCGGATATTCCTCAATAGCGTCCGCTGCGATTGCTGGAAACTTCGATCACGAGACGGACGGATTCAAGGCACTCAAACCCTACGACAAAAACGAAAAGTCTTATGGATGGGCGCATTGGCACAAGGAGCGTCTGGATGATTTTAAGGCGTATGCCAAAGCCAACAACCTGTCGCCAGAGTCAAAGGAGGCGAATTTTGGCTATTTCCTCAAGGAGATGGAGGAAGGCAAGCATGTCAGCCCTGACCTCAAGAAACGACTGAATGAGGCAGGGTCACTCAAGGAGGCGAGTGATATTTTCTGGCAGGAGTTTGAGCGTCCATCAAAGCCTATGGCAGACATGCGGTTGCGCCGGTCACAGTATGCGATGGGCCTTCAATCATCGTCCGGTCGGTCTGTCGGGCGTCAGCCAATCACGTCAGGCGTCAAGCCATCGTCACTCAATGCCAGCGGCTTGCCATCCAACCTCATCACCACGGGGCGATACGCGGGTGACGTAAAGGGTCTGGACAAGTTCATCGCAAAACATCCAGATCATTGGCAGGCGTTTATGGCGGCGACCCGGAATTATCCCGGCAAGGTCAGAATCCATGACGCGGGTCGAGGTCCGGGCGAAACCCACAACCATCAAGGGTTTCATGCGCTGGATTATGAGCTGGAAAGGCTTGATAAGCCGGGTAGCTACATTCCCAACTATCAGGTATCTGGCAAGGACTTCCGCGCCTATGAGCAGTTCAATCAGGACACGGCGGCGTGGGGCGAACACCACTACCCCGGATTCATGAAGCGGTTTCGCGCCGGCCTGTATTTTGGCCCCTCCAAGAAGGGCAAGTATTGGTCGGACGCCATGCACCAAGACATGACCCCGGGCGCACCTCAGCCATCGTATGGTGACCTGATTCATGGTGCCTATCCGGCCATGCGGGAGCGTCTGCGCAAACTGAGGGGGGTTGATCCTGTATCAGTCGGCATGGGCGATCCGGATGACTACTATCGGCGACGGTTTGCTAACGAGGCTCCGTTGACCCCGAGCAACATTGAGCGAATGGCCGGGCAGGGTGCCTCTGGCACGCAAAAGGTCGAAGGGTCCGCCACGGTCAAGATTGTGCTGGAGGACACCAAGGGAAATGTCCGCGCCAAGAAGACCGTCAACATCGGGTTTGAGCCGAGATTGAACGGCAGTAACGGCACGTCCGCGCACCCAGACGGCACCCGGGGCGCTTGGTCCTATCCGGCGGATTGGGAGGTCTGATGGCCGCGAAAATTCGCTCCTACCAGCCGCGCTGCCGGATTCTCCTCCGTCATGAGCTGTTTATTGAGGGACAGCTTGGGGATATGGGTGAAATCAGCATCAGCAAGAACCTGTATGCCCCGGTTGGCGAGTTCACCATCAACTTCCCTGATCATCCTTACCATAGCGGTAAGTCGTTGCTGGGCGGCATGAACATCACCCAGCGGCGAAGTCTGTACGACATCATCAACCCACTGGACCCCATTGAAATTGAGTTGTCCCGCTGGCGCGAGGAGGACATGACGGTCACCTACACGACGGTGCTCCGTGGCTTTGTGCGGAGTATCGGGCGCAGCGAATCGGTGGATGGTGAGGGTCGTGTGCAGCGACAGGTGGTGGTCGAGGGGCATGATTGCGGGGCTCCGTTCATCATGGAGCAAATTGGAGCGCTGATATCGGCGATGCAGACCGGGGTGTCTATACCGCCGGCCTTCAGATACCTGACCGAATTTGGCCTGATATCGACACCCATGCCACTGAGTACATTTATCGGCGAGCTCGCGATTGCAAGCACCAAGCCGATCATGGACACGGCTGGCTTCAGCTATGAGCCACTGCTCTACGTCAGGAAAGGCTACTGCAATCCGGCCTTTGCTTTTTCATCGGATGGTCCCGTGTGGGAAATCCTCAAGCGCTATTCCGATGCGCCTTGGAACGAGCTGTTCGTGCGCGAAGGGGAGAAAAATCCCGAACTGGTGTTCAGGCCCACCCCATGGAAAAACGCGGAAGGTGAGTGGCTTCCTGACGTGGTGGCTGATGACGTCACCACATGGGACATCCCGATGCGGAACATCACGGCACTGTCCGCTCACCGAGATGACTCTGAGCAGGTCGAACACGTCTTTATTCAGAACTCCAACATTCAAATATCTACCAACTCTATTCCTCTGGAACTGGGTGTTGGTGATTTCAACACCGAGCTTCGCCCCAAGTTTGGCGACCGCATTCAGGTGCTACAGGAGCATGTTGGGCCGGCCTTGCCGGAAATGAACCTCCCGGAAGAGCAGCAAATTCAATCCAACAATGACGGCTATGCGTGGCTACTGGACCGCACAAACTGGATGAAAGCAGCGGGCAAGGATGTTTACAAGTTTGAGAAGGGGACCGTCACCATCAAGGGTGATCCACGCATTCGGGTGGGTGATTACATCCACGTCAAACGCGGACCATTGGACTGGACCGGCTATGTGATCAGCGTTCAGCAGTCCTTCCAACCCTATCGACGCTACCTCACCACGCTGGAATACATTCGCTCCGATCAATGGATTTGGCGAAACATTCTGGGTGAGGATTACCCGCTATGGGATGCAGAACGTAGGCAACAAGCATGATCAGCAACACATTTGCGACAAACACGATTCGGCTGGCCAAGGTGTCTCACATCTGGCCTGAAGGTCAGAAAATGGAAGTCATGTTCTTGGACACGGGCGATTATGGCCGGGACGTCCAGGTCATATCACCTTATGCCGGAACCGACTTCGGCTTTACCGGCGGCATTCCGTCCCCCGAGCAAGAAGGGCATGAGGAGAACAAGAAAACCGACCCCGACAAGCGCGACATCATTGCTGTGATTGCAACGGTTCAGGGACGGCATATCTGCCTCGGGTTCTTGTTTCCGCAGATTACCCACATGGCATTTACCAAGGAACAGGACAAGAACCGCCTGATCGAGCGGCACACCTCTGACTTCTACCGAACCATCGATGACGACGCCAACATGGAGCTGGTACATCCCTCTGGTGCGCATTTCATCATCGGCGAGAACAACGAGCCGACCGATCTTGAGGGACGTGATTACGACAAGCGCTGGAAGATCCAGAAAAACAAGGGCAAGAACGTGAAGTTCAGGCTGGGGTTCAAGGACTCCTACATCCTGATCGAAAAGAAAAAGATCACCATTGTGTCCGAAAGGATTGATCTCAACCCCGACAAGAAATAGGTGCGGACATGCCAGGGGCTGCGCGACTGAATGACACATGCACGGGGCATCAGTGCTGGCCCTCCCGGGAAAATGACGGGGGCAGTGGCAACGTCTTCGTGAACAAACGAGGCGCTCACCGAAAGGGTGACCACTGGGTCACCCATTGCTGTAACGGCAACTGCCATGATTCGACGCTGGAGTCGGGTAGCGACAACGTCTATGTCAATGGCAAACCGTTTGGCCGGAAAGACGATCCAGTGGCGTGTGGATCGAAAGTTAAAACGGCAAGTAGCAACGTCTACGTGAACGGATCATGAATCGTGACGACATCCTGTTGTCATGCCATCACTCATTCCAGCTCCAACCCAGAAAGACCGACCGGTGGGCCTTGTCGTCCTTGACGGCTTGGGCTTGCAGGTTCCGTTCTTCTACCTGTTCTACCCAAGGCCAGAGGATTTGCAGTACACGCATCCGACGCGGGGTACGGTCATCCAGACCATGGACGGGGGTTTTGTCGACGACTTCGGTGAGGGATTGACCGACATCATTGTCACGGGCAACACCGGCTGGAACGGCGGGCTGCTGCCGGGTGAGCTCAAGTTCTATGCTTTGCGCGACATGGTGGTCATCAACTACCACAACATGCGCAAGGCCAAGGCGGACGCAGGTTTGCCGATAGATTCGGTCAAGATGTACTGGGTGGACACCCTAAACCTCTTGGTTTACGAGGTGTATCCGACGTCCTTCATTGCCCGCAAGAACCGGCAGCGCCCACTCCTTTATCAGTTCACTCTACGGTTGACCGGACTGAATCGTCTGTTTGGTCTCGCTGACATTGGCGGCATGATTGGGGGCATGCTTTCGTGAGTAACCCCGCACTTCTGACTCTGACAGCACCCTTGGGTGTCCCTGCCGCAGCGGCTGAAAGGCTTCTGGCGACCTCTGTCACGTTGAAAAGCGAGGGCGAGAGTATTAGAGCTGACCGTTATTCGGCATGGTTATTGAAAATGTCGGTCATTTCCGAAAAGGCGTCCGCGCTCCTGCCGATACTGATTGCGGGCAACGCAACCGAGGCGGAAACCGCTGGCATGATGAACGTGGAGCGGATTGCCAGGGCGGGCGCTCAACTGTTTGGCGAGGTGGCCAGCCGAAGTCAGCGAAGGCCCATGGTCGACGCCATGCTGTGGGCAACCTTGCATCGTTCCGTCTACAGCGATGTGTCTCTCACCCGGCGTGAGTTTGCGCCCGCCTCAGCGCTGGCGATTGATTGGGTTACCGCACAATCGATGGCTCCTATTCGTATTTTGCCGGGGGCAGAACCTACCTTGTCCGAACTGATGCGTGATCCTATTTACGAGGGGCATCATTTTGATGTGGCGAGCATGACTGGTGCGCTGGTTAACTGGGTGACGCTCGAATGAGCAAGGTCAAGCAGGTTCGTGTCGAACAGGGCGATAGCCTGCGCACCATTGCGTCTCGCGAGCTCGGAAGCCCGGTGCGCTGGACCGAGCTGGTAGCCATCAACGACCTTCGTCTGCCATTTATTATCGACTCACACAAGGCGGAAGACCGCCTGCCCAAGACGTTAATTTGGGGCGACAAGATTTATGTCCCCTGGGATACCAATGGTTATCGAACCCCGACGCCGATCTCCAACTTCGGCGAGGATGTCTCCCTGGATCACGGCAACTTGCGGGCGACATCGGCGGGCGATCTATCGGTGGTTTCCGGGCGAGACAACATCGTTCAGGCATTGAAGAACCGCATTAGGACGTTACGTAATGAGCTGGTCTATCACCCGCAGTACGGTTGTCATATCACGCTGGCTCTGGGCCTGGAGTCAACCCCGTTCATCAACCTAATGGCCTCGGCATGGGTCAACGAGGCGTTGCGTGAGGAGCCTCGCATTCAATTCATACAATCCGTGACGGCCAAGTCCTCTGGTGACGTGCTGGATGTGACAGCCAAGGTATTGGCGGTCGGTGATAACACCCCTGTCGACTTCAATCTGGTGCTGAACCCATGACCGAAATCTTTACCCCCAAGCCGTTTTCCGACATCACGGCGGACATGATCGAGCAGGTTCGTGGCGCCACGGACAAACTCACCGACTTTAACGTTGGGTCGGTCACCAGAACGCTACTGGAAGCCAATGCAGTCGAGCTGGATGACTACTATCAGGCGATGTATTTCGCGCTGCTGAAAGCCATCCCGACCGCAATCTACATTGGTTTTGGCTTTGACTTGAGGCCGGCTGTTGCTGCTTCAGGACTGGTTCAGGTGGCTCGCATGGACTACCTGAACAGCGCCTTCACGTTGGCAGCGGGCGCGCCATTGGTGTCCTATTCTGGCGCTCAGTACCTGACGGATGCAGCAGTAACCATGGCGATTGGACAAGCCTCCGCGACTGTCTCCGTCACGGCGGTGGCCCCGGGCTCTGCTGGCAATACCGGGCCGGAATCATTGATGATGGCATCGGTCCCGCTGGGTTACTCAATTACCAACCCATACAGCATCATCAATGGGCTGGATGCGGAAACCGAGGACCAACGGGCCGAGCGGTTTGCCGCTTTTGTTAAATCCTTGGCGAGAGGAACCATTGCGGCGGTGGAGTATGGGGCGGGCATTCCAGCCATCACCAATGCGGGCGGTATCGTTACCGAGCGTGCCCAGCGCGTTTCGGTTTATGAGGAGCCTGGGCACGTCATGCTCTACATCCACAATGGTGGCTATGGGGCCTCTCAGGCGTTGGTGGATGCTGTTCAGCTAGCGATTGATGGATATCGCGATCCGGCGACCTTGAACTGGGTGGGCGGTTATCGGCCTGCCGGCATGCGTGTGGAAGTGCGGGCCATGGTCGAGACGCCGATCAATCTCTCGCTGGAAGTGACTCGGCGAAGCTCGCTGACCGAGGCGGCGGCAACCACAGCGATCCGGGCGGCATTGGAGCGAAAGATTCGTGCCTTCATGCCCAATCAGGATTTGCGTCCCATCGATATCATCAATGGTGCACTGATGGCGGATGGCATCACCAAGGTGACCGTACTGTCACCCACCAGCGTTATGGCCTTGCCTGAAAACGCCATTCTTTACCTGAACGATCTGACGCTCACATGGACCGTGTAAGCCAAGCCATTCTGGGTCGACTCCACAGCGTTTTCGACAAAGACCCTGAGCAGACGCTTGCGCTGCGCATTCGGCACGCTGATGGACTGACTTGGGTCATTGATGGATACATGCTGGCTGTCACCACGACGTCAGGCACAGTCAAATTTGATCTGACTCAACACACCCTGTCAACGCTGGCTGAAGCACTGACGGCGACGGGCATTGATGTGGTTTTTGCTGAGTCGGCAGTCGAGCACTTGAATGCCACGATACTGCTGGAAGGGCAGGGCGACCAAGGCTTGAGCAATGGCGATCACTTGCAAGCCTATACCTCGCTCTTGTGGGTCATTTTGGGGGCTATGAGCCCGTCCTATGAGGAAGCTAAAAGCGCCATCACCAGCGCGCTGGCCCAGCTCATATTGCCGCAATCCACCCAAGAATGGGCCGATCTGTTTGGCCAGATATTTGGGGTTGCTCGTCTGACGGATGAGGCAGACGCCGACTATACCGCCCGCATGATCGACGAGATTCAGCGGAAGCGCTCAAATCCGGCGGCCATCATCCAGAACGTCAAGCGCTTGACCGGGTATGACGTTGAGGTGCGCGAACCGTGGAAGGAAATCTTCACCCTGTCCGAATCACGGATGGATGATGACTTCCACTTTCAAGGGGCTCCAATCTGGCAGTACCACACGGCCCAGCTCATTTCACGAGTCGGGGTGAAGTGGCATTTGGTTATGCCGCAGGCGTATGCCGATAGGCCGGCAGGCACCCTTTACCTCGATCCGGCGACCGTCCCGTATCCAGCGCAGATTATCTGCGGCGACATGAATGTGGCGTCATCAGTGGTGAGCCAGTTCGCCGATCAGATTTGGAGCGACAAGGACGGCATACTCAGTTACAACCTGAGTCTCTCAGACTACGCAATTACCCGGCAGTACCTAGCCGCCCGGTCGGACCTGCACTCATACAGCGGGGCATTGATTACTGAGTCTATTGAGTTTCAGCCTTGGCTGACTTTCGTGAAGGGCGAAATCGTTCTCTCGGAGGCTCCACCCATCGGTACCTTGCAGGGCCACTTTCCTGGCTCAACAACTGAAGTGTTTGGTCGGCCATTGACGCTCTCTGCAGACCTTGGTTTGTCAGATTACGAATACGGCATGACGGTGGTACCGGTTGATGAGTGGCTTGATGCAATGGTCACCACGGTGCTTCCTGTCAACATTGATCCTCCGGCAACATCACAGGTGATGATGTTTGCGGCACAGGTCAAATTTATGCGAAAAAATTATTACCTATGGGATGAAAAGCCATGGGATAGCCGAGAGTGGGTTGACAGGACGTTTGGCCCGATGGCCATCACTGAGTACACGACGTAGGCTGTCGTGACGGAATAATCCTTCGTAATCTAAGGAGGATTTGCAATGGCAATTTTGACCGATTCCGGACGTACCGCACTCGCGATGGCGCTGGCCAACGAAACCCTGCACATGGCCTGGGGTACCGGGAGCGAAGACTGGGATACCGAGCCCGAGCCAGAACCGGCCAATGCCACGGGGCTAGTGATCGAGGTAGGTCGGCGTGCAGTGGCGGTAACGCAGTTTTGCGTCGAAGACCCTGAGGGTGACATTATTGTTCCTACCGGTCGATTCCAATCGCAAGTGGCCCCGAGCAACAACCTCTACCTGAAATTCAACTTTGATTTCACGGATGCCGAATCTTCCATCATTCGAGAGGCGGCTATCTTCATGGGGACCATCTTGAAGCCAAACCTGCCGGCTGGTCAGCTCTACTTTCTGCCGACCGATATTGAAAGCCCTGGCATGCTGATTGCCGTTGAGCGATTCCCTGCGGTCATTCGTTCAGGCGCGGTTCGTCAGTCTTTTGAATTTGTGCTGACCCTGTAAACAAGCACTGCTACTACTGAAAGAGAAAACTTCATGACTACCATGCCAGCCGGTTACTACAACCGATTTAATTCAGCCAAGAATTACGACGAGCATTTATTTCGCGCTGGAAAGGTTCTCCAGTCCGCCGAATTGAATGAGGTTCAGACGAATCTGGCGACCCGCATGAAGGGCATAGCCGACGTATTGTTCAAGGATGGCGCAATTGTGCGTGGCTGCGCGATCCAGGTGAACGTGTCGAGCGGTGCGACTACGCTGGAATCGGGCGCGATCTACCTTAAAGGCATGGTAAGAGGTATACCGCCGGGGTCTTTTACGATACCGATGGTCGGGGTCATCAGTGTCGGCATTTATCTCACGGAGACGGTAGCCACAGAGCTGGATGATCCAGAGTTGCGCGATCCTGCGGTCGGTGTGCGCAACTATCAGGAGCCGGGTGCCAGTCGACTCAAGGTTGATCCGGCATGGGGCCATGCCGGCGACGGCCATTCAGGCGAGTTTTACCCGGTCTACTCCGTTACCAATGGTGTGGTGGACCCCAAGGAGCCGCCTCCTGCGATTGACGCCATTGCCTTGGCGGTTTCCCGCTATGACCGACAATCGACCGGTGGTTACTATGTCTCAAATGGCCTGGGCGTCATGCGCCTGGCAGATGAAAGCGGGGCTCAGGTCTACTCGCTGAGCGAGGGTGTGGCCAGAGTTGCGGGTAACGAAATCGTTCTTCAGCATGGCAAGCGAATCGTCTATGAAACTACCCCCGACCCAAAACTGGTATCACTGGAACCGCATGTGGCGGCAGGCGGCACCGAAACCATTACCCTGAATCACAGCCCGCTGTTCTCTGTCGAGCAGATTTCGGTGACCAAGGAAAAGACGGTCACCATCACTCACGGGGCTTTTACTGGCGTATCAGACGCGCTTGAGGATTCCCCCGTTACCTCTATTGTCGAGGTCAAGCAGGGCGGCACGACCTATGTAGCGGGCACTGACTACACCCTGTCAAGCGACAAGGTGAACTGGTCGCCCACTGGCGCTGAGCCAGCGCCTGGCTCGACCTACACGGTCAAGTATCGCTATCTGGCGACCATTACAGCCAACTCCACGACGGCGACCTCTGTAACCATATCGAGTGCCGTTGCCGGAACCACCATCCAGATCAGTTACAAGTGGTCCATGCCGCGCATTGATCGTCTCTGCCTGGACTCTTCTGGAGCGATTGTCTGGGTGAAGGGCGTCCCCTCGCCTTATGCGCCCAAAGCGCCTGACGTACCTTTTGGTCACTTAGGGATCGCCTCGGTTTACCAACGCTGGACGGCACAAACTTCCGTGGTGTCGGATGCCGTGCGCATGGTGCCGATGAATGAAATCAACGGCATGAACAGCAAGATCGATACGCTGTTCGCCCTGGTGGCCGAAGAGCGCTTGGCGCTGAACGCGGCAATGTCCGATCCGACCGCCAAAAAAGGCGTGTTTTCGGATGCTTTTTACGATGATGATTTGCGCGACCAGGGCGCAGCTCAAACTGCAGCGATTTACCAGCAGGACTTGACCCTGGCGGTTGATGCCGTGGTCCTCTCTCAATCGCTGGGGTCAGTCAAAACGCTTGATGCCCGCGTCATTACGGAGGTGGTTCCCACCGTGGGGCCAACCGAGGTTGTGCTTCAACAGCTCCTGAAGACGGGTAGCATGAAAATCAACCCCTACGACTCATTCTCCCCGCTCCCCGGCGTGGCACTGCTGGAGCCGGCGACGGACTTCTGGACCGATTTCCAGACGCAATGGTTATCCCCGGTCACACGACAGTTCCATGGTGATGTCTGGACCAACCCGGATGTCCGAAATTACTGGATGAACTTTGCCCAGCAGCGTGGATATGACCTTAACTGGTGGACCAACATCCACACCACGGTCGTTCGTACTGAGCAATCCCAGTCTGCTGAAGTGGAAAAAGTCGGTACCAAATACGTCGACCTCCAATACCTGCGACAGATACCGGTTCGTTTCAATATCAGCGGGTTTGGCGGCGGCGAGAACTTGACGAGCGTCAAGTTTGACGGACGCTCCGTGCCCTTCACTGCCGTTTGATAGAGGATTTAGATCATGCCATTAACAGCCAACGCAAACGGCGAAATTGCCGGCCAATTTGTCATCCCCGCCAATGTCACGGCAGGGTCCAAGCTGGTCCAGTTTGAAGGAGAGGCAACCAATGCCGTAGCCACATTTGTAGGTCGTGGCGTCCTCAAGACCGAGGAATTGAGGCTCATCAACACCACAGTCAATCGTCGCATCCTGACATGGAATGGTGACCCGTTGGCGCAAACCTTCATCCTTGACCGGCAAAAGCAAATTGCAGCGGTCGATCTTTGGTTTGCGGCCAAAGGCCCATCCAAGGTACTCATCCAGATCAGGGGTGTCGAACTCGGCATACCGACCGCTGACGTGATTGCGGAATCCATTCTTTACCCGAGCAACATCAGCACAAACAGCTTTACCCGCTTCAAGTTCCCTCCCGTGGTGCTGGAGGCCGGTGTCGAGTATGCGATTGTCGCGGCATGTGACGATGCTCAGGCCGCCCTTTATGTAGGTGAGCTGGGCAAGTTCGATGATGCCTCGAACAAGTGGGTCACCAGCCAACCGTATCAAGTCGGCGTGCTCCTGTCGTCCAGTAATAACCGAACCTGGACGGCGCATCAGGACAAAGACCTGACCTTCCGGCTGTTGGCAGCTAACTATAGTGTGTCAACGAACACCACCGTCGCCGGCAGCACAACCAACATCGTCAACCTGACGCCGGTCAACGTCACCAATGCAGACAATCTGATTGTCATGGCGGCGGTCGACCGACCAACTCCGGAAACCGATGTCTACTTTGAGGTGACGGTCGGGTCTACGGTTTATACGCTGAGCGAGGGCTTGCCGCTGACGCTTCCGTCAAGATACAGCGGACCTATTACCTGGCGAGCCGTGCTGAAGGGTACCTACGAGGATTCTCCTCGCCTTTACCCAGACGTCCACCTTGTTGTGGGCACGCGCAGGGCGACCGGCAACTACATCAGCCGCGCCATGCTCAGAAATGGCGGCAACAAGGTCACCATTTACTACGATGCGGTCAAGCCAGGAACCTCCACGGTCACGGTTGATGTCGAGAGTGGTGCCAATAGCGGGACATGGGTCGCAGCTCCGGTCGTCGGCGGCACCGAGCTGGGTGACAACTGGCAGGAAATCAAACACGAAATCACCGGGTTTACGTTTGATGACCTCCGGGTCCGGTTGAATCTGGCCGGTAGCTCAGCCAACCGACCCATTGTCCGCAATCTTCGTGTGCTGATCACTTGATAAGGACGCATCATGGCTATTGATGACCGCACAACAAACCTTAACCTTGCGCTACCCAACGCGACCAACCGCCTTGACGAGGATGTTGTCAGGCTCAGAAGCGCACTGAACGATATTGACAGCAAAGTAGCCCCGCTGGCATCCCCAAGCATTACGGGGACGCCGACAGCACCGACGCCTGCGGTCGGCAATAGCTCGACTCGTTTGGCGACCACGGCATTCGTGGGCGGAGAGATCGGCGCATTGGTTGGGGCTGCTCCAGCCAACCTAAACACTCTGGTAGAGCTGGCAGCGGCCATCAATAATGATCCCAATTACTACAGCACCGTCAATAGCGCCCTGTCAGGAAAACAGCCTCTTGATGGGGAGCTGACAGCGCTGGCATCAGTGACCTCTGCTGCCAATAAGCTGGCTTACTTCACCGGTTCCGGGACCGCAACAGTCACTGATCTAACCGCTTTTGGTCGTTCCTTAATTGATGATGCTGACGCTGCCACGGCACGTGTGACATTGAGCCTGGGCAACGTCGATAACACCTCGGACGCCAACAAGCCGATCAGCACAGCCACGCAGACGGCGCTTAATGCAAAACAGCCTCTTGATGCCGAACTGACAGCGTTAGCAGGGCTGACATCGGCGGCAAACAAACTTCCGTATTTCACGGGGTCCGGCGCGGCGACGTTGACGGATATTTCTGCCTTTGGCCGCAGCCTGATAGACGACGCCGATGCGGCCACTGCTCGTTCAACGCTGCAGATCGTCATGCAACTGCCGTTTTACAACGCTAGCGGCTCCAGCGACCCCATTGCGCTGACCAGCAATTCACAGCTCCCGTTCTACAAAGCAAGCGGTAGCGCATCCAGTATTCCCCTCACCCTGGTATAAATCATGGCTGAAAAAATTCCATTAAAAGCTCGTTACACGGGTTCTGACGCCACTTCTCTCGGTGAATTTGAAGCCGATGACTTTGTGGGAATCGCTAATGGCGGAACGGGCGGCACAACGTCCTCTGCGGCTCGTGATGCACTTGGCATCATCAACGGGCACGGTATTTTCCGCAAAGCCAACCCCACCATCGCGGCCTTTACCAAGACCGGCAACTTTACGGTATCGACCGCGACGACGCTGTATGTCGAAGTCAATGGCGTGCTGAAAACCATTGCATCCAGTGCCGCCGTCACCATGCCGGGTAGCGCGGTCGCGGGCACCGATTACGCGATTTGGGCCAAAACCGATGGCACCCTGGAAGCGACCAGCAACCATACCTCGCCTCCCACGGCGAATGCCCGCAAGATTGGCGGTTTCCACTATGCTCCGGGCGGCAATGCGGCGGCACAGTCGGGCGGCAACACGACCGCGCAAATCAATGAATACTCATTTTGGGATTTGAAATTCCGTCCGGCCTGTTCTGACCCGCGCGGCATGACCCTGGTCGCCGGGGGCTTTTGGTGCGATATCTACCTGACCGGGGTGGATGCCATCACCAACGGCACGTCGAAATACAACGTCACGCATGCGGACGGTGCTTCCCCTCCCAAAGTCCCGGCGCTGTTTGGCGGCAATGGCAGTACCACGTATGGATCGCTGACATGGTTTGAAGCCAGTGAGCTGGCGCGGGCCTTTGGCAAGCGCCCGCTGTTCCAATCCGAGTTCATGGCGGCGGCGTATGGCACCACCGAGGCTTCCTCAGTCGGCACCGACCAAGGCTCCTCAGTCCTGAATGCTGCCTATACATCCAAGTGGGGCGTCATACAAGCATCGGGCGTGCTGTGGGTCTGGGGACAGGAGCGTGGTGGACCCTTTGCAGCCGCCAGTTGGAATGCCAATACCGAAGGGCGCGGCTCTGAGTACAACGCACCGAATGCGGCGATCTTTGGCGGCAACTGGCTCGTCGGGGCGATCTCCGGTTCGCGGACGTCGTACTGGGGCGACGCTGCCTCGGTCTCGGGCAGCAACATCGGTTTGCGCTGCGCCTGTGACCACCTGTTACTTGACTAAGGGCGCGGTAGCGCCCGGACATGACTGAGCCTAGCGAGGAGCTTGCGTGTTACGACCAGCTTGCCATCGTCGAAAAATACGAGCGGATCATTGCCTATCTGTACCCGATAGCGCAATCGATGCCGCGCAAGCATGGCATCGCCCGCGATCTGTTTCTTCAATGTTTGCTGGGACAGCCGGATTTGTTTTTCCAGGCGGGGAAATCGAATCAGATCAGTCGAATTTACGCGGCGGATGCGGGCCTGGCGCATCTCCGTTTCTGGATGCGATTCTTGCACGGACAACGCTGCATGAGCCATCACCAACTGCAGACGGCGCAAGCGCTGGCGGCGGAAGTGGGCGGCATGGTGAATGCGTGGATCAAGCGCAAGAGGAAGCAGGGGCAGGCCGGGACATAATGCGGCGATCTTTGGCGGCAACTGGAACAACGGGGCGAACTCCGGTTCGCGAACGTCGAACTGGAACAACGCTGCCTCGAACTCGAACAACAACATCGGTTTGCGCTGCGCCTGTGACACACATGTTTCGCTCCGCTGTGGCTACGGCTCAGTGGGCCGTCCACTCAGTGTGGTCAGCCGGTCTTGTCCTCCTTCGGGGAATACATTTAGGGGTTTGGCACAACGCCGATTACTGCAACATGGAAAGGCGGGGCCAGCATTTATGAGCCAGCGTCATCGCAACCTGATTGGCCAAATCGCGGATATCGAAAATCTGCGCGAGGCTTATCGCCGCACGCGGAAAGGTAAGCGCATGACGTGGGGCTATCTGAATTTCAAGGAATACGACGAGCTGTTTTTGCGGGATATCCAGCGAGAATTACTGGCCGGCGAGTACCGCATTGGACCCTACCGTGAGTTCACCATCTACGAACCCAAGGCGCGACAGATTGCGGCCCTGGGATTCCGTGACCGGCTGGTTCAGCACGCGCTATGCAACGTCATCAGCCCGATCTTCGAGCGCGGCCTGTTGCCCTATACCTTTGCCTGCCGCCCCGGCATGGGGACACACGCGGGCGTACGGCATGTGCAGGCTCTGCTGCGAAAGACGGGTGCAACGCATTTCCTCAAGACCGACTTTCGGAAGTTTTTTCCCAGCGTCGATCATGCGGTCTTGCATCGGTTGATCGAAAAGAAGATCCATTGCCAGGGCACACTGGCTCTTTTGCGCGAGATCATCCCGCCCGCCGGGCACGGTTTGCCGATTGGCAGTCTGACCAGCCAACTATTTGCCAATGTCTACGGCAATCAGGTGGATCGCTTTATCCACTTTGAGCTGAAAGAGCGGCATTGGGCGCGGTATATGGACGACATTATTGTGTTGGGCCATGACCCCATTCACTTGCGTGAGCAATTCAGTCGCATTGCCGATTTTTCACAATCAAACCTCAATCTGACCATCAGTAAATGGCAGGTTGCCAACGTGTCACGTGGCATCAACTTCCTCGGTTATCGCATCTGGCCCCGGCACAAGCTGTTGCGCCCGGACTCGGTGACTCGCGCCAAACGCAAGATTCGGCATGCCCTGGAACACAACGATCCACTGGCATTAAAAGCCTTCCTGATTGCCTGGTCGGGTCATGCCCGCTGGGCCGACACTCACCATCTTTTTGGATTTTTGGAGAATCAATATGACCTCGCTCATTGTTAACTCGGCTGAAGACTTGGCCGCGCTGGAAGGCACCGTGCAGTACACCGAATTTCTGACCCTGCTGGAAGGGAGCTTGTGGCGCGTCGAGCGAGATGAGGCCGCGCAAACTTTTGTGGCCATCGAGGACAACAGCACGATTGAGCGCTACGGCCTGACTCGCGAGGATTTTCCAAATGCACAGCCGCCCGAGTTGCCTGAGTGGAAGCCGCTGCCATCCAAAATTCCCCAGGTCATTTCTCCTTTGCAAGCCAAAGCCGAGCTTCTGGAGAGAGGATTGTTGGATGATGTAGAAGCCATTGTCGTCGCTTCTGGAAATCCTATCTTGTCTTTAGCATGGAGTACCGCCAGTGAATTTAATCGGCAATCCCCCATGATTCTGGGTGTTGCTCAAGCCATGGAGTGGGACGATGCGTATCTGGATGACTTGTTTACGGAAGCGTCTAAGCGAGTATTCTGATAAAATAGCAAAGATAGTGCAAATCTGTCGAGCACCGCTAATACATCGTGCCTGATTCATTTAGGCATGATGTTGTTGCGTTGAGGTTTTTGTTCCTAGCATCAATTTTTAACGGTAGATAAAAATGCAAAATATCTCTCTCAGTCTTTCTCTGAACGAAGTCAACGCACTGCTGGGTGCGTTGGGCGACACATACACCAAGTCAGGCACGTACCCCTTGCTGCTCAAGATCAAGGTTCAGGCCGAATCTCAGATCAAGCAGGCACCCGCTCAGGAAGCGGCTGAGTAAACTGGATGATGGACGGCTGAAAGCCTTCCAAGAGAGAAAGGGGCCGGTTGGCCCCTTTTTTGTGTGTGTGTCACACTGTTCCAAACGGAAGGTAATGGATTGACTCCGTGGCGCTCATTGAAGAATTAACTCCCCAATTATTCCCCATGACCCTCTGGAAGCCCAGTAAACACTGGTGATAGTGGTGCCGGAGGTCTGCACCAAACCGCTTTACAGCGATTTCCATAGAGAGGAATAAATCGCAAAAATT